GAGACGGGCGTGATGTGGACGGTGGGGTGTTGGGAGCGTCCTGACGACGCAGGCGACGAATACGAGCATCCTGAGAGCGAAATTGATGATGCCGTGGCGCAGATGTTTGCCGACTTCCAAGTGTGGCGCATGTATTGTGATCCGCCCTGGTGGGAGTCGACGATTGCGAAGTGGTCCGGAGAACACATGGGATTAGACCGTAAGCCTGCCGTTGTGAACTGGTGGACGAACCGTTGGCGCCCGATTGGTAACGCATGTCAGGCGTTTGCTACTGCGATTCGTGCAGGCGAGGTTACGCACCACGTTGACGGTGTAGATAGCGACGACGTGTTGACCAGACATGTCTGCAACGTCGTAAAACGAACCGTGAACGCCCGCGACGAGCAGGGTAAGCCGTTATGGACGATGCGCAAGGCAGCTCACGGCCGAAAGATCGATGCTGCTATGGCTGCTGTTCTGGCGTGGGAAGCGCGCACTGATGCGGTTGCTGCAGGTGTGAAACCGAAGAAACGCGGCAACGCCGTATTCATGTAACGAGACCTCGGAGGTGAGCGATGCAATCCGACTACACGCCCACACAATGGCGGGATCTCCTCAGGGGTGAGCTACAGAAGCGCCGTCCAGAGATCCAGCGTCTCGAGGACTGGTACAACGGTGACCATCCATTGCCGTCGCCACCGAAGCGTTTGGGCACTGCTGCGTTTGAGCAGGCTCGCCGCGCGTATCAGGATCTCATGGAGATGGGTGTCACGAACTGGGTGAAGCTGGTCGCTGATGCGCCGGCCGAGCGTCTTGAGGTCGTCGATATCCGGTCGATCACTAACGCTGGAACTCAATCAATCGACCGTACGGGCTGGGATCGGTGGCAGCGCTACGACTTGGATGCGCAGTCGATCCTGGTGCAGGACAATGCACTGCAGACGGGCCAGTCTTTCGTGATGGTTGATCCGGTGACGGGCGAGATCACTGCTGAGCATTCAGCGCAGATGATCGTGGCTTACAAGCCTGGTTCACGGCGCGATATCGCTGCGGCTCTCAAGTATTGGGATGACGATTCTGGCGACCAGATGACGACGCTGCTGCTTCCTGATGCCGTCTACAAGTGGCAGGGGGACGGGAAGACGCAGAAGGAGCGCGGTATACCGGTCGGTCACAATCTGGGTGTCGTCTCTGTTGTCGAGTTTGCTGCGAACCCGTCGCTGCGTCCTTCGCAGTTTGGTGGCGGCTACAGCGAGTTCGCTGGGGTCATTCCGATTCAGCGTCGCATTAATACGACTGTGTTTAACCGTCTGACGACTGCGGACGCTCAAGCCTTCCGTCAGCGCTACATCATTGGTTGGGCACCAGACACAGACGATGAGACGGGCCTGCCGAAGCCTGAGGCTGTCAAGTCGCTCCGTGAATCCATGTTGTGGACGTTTGACGGCGATCCGAACGAGGTTAAGGTCGGAGAGTTCGGCCAGGCTGATTTCACGGGCTTCATCAAAGCCGTTGAATCAGATGTGAACGCGATGGCGGCGATCTCAAAGACGCCCCCTCACTACTTGCTTGGCGCGATGGTCAATATCTCAGGTGATGCCTTGACGGCAGCCGAGTCTGGCCTTGCGTCCAAAACGAAGAAGCACGCCCGCAACTTTGGGGCGCGCTGGGAAGATGTCATGCGTCTCGGCGCCAGGGTGGCGAAAGAGCCGCTAGCTGACGATATGTCCGCCGAGATCGTCTGGGCCGACATTGAGCACCGGTCATGGGGTGAGCAGGTTGACGCCGCTCTCAAGATGCAGGCTCTTGGTGTTCCTCAAGAGGCTATTTGGGAGCGGCTGCCGGACGTTTCGCCGCAGGACATCGTCCGTTGGCGTGGCATGGCAGCCGTTGAATCGCTGTTGACACCTGAGGTACCTGAGACTCCAGTGGCGCCGGTTGAACCAGATGCCGCAGCATGACGCTTTGGCGGTCCGTTACGTCGCTCGTCAGGGCACGCTCTCGATGGCCGGTGGCGCCGTCGTGGCTGACGCCTGGGGCCGACTGCCGCAACGCGGAGACAATGGTGCAGTACTACTTCGGCAGCTTGCGCTGCCGACTCTGACAACACTGTTACTCAAGGCCACGGCGTTGACCGCTGGCTATATGAGCATCGTTCTCGAAGAAGCGGTCGCGCCGATAACGCAGACGGTCGAGCCTGATTGGGATTTACCGTTCATCGATTATCAGGCCGCGTTGGATCGTGGCGAAGAGCAGGTTGCGGCCATTCAGGCGGGGGCGTCTTCGTCTTCCGCAGTCGGTCGGCAATCTGTTGTTTCCACGGCTCGCCAAGCAGGTGACGCAGTCCAATCTCCCCGCATCATTGCATGGCGCCGTGTACCTGATGGCGACGCCTGCGACTGGTGCTTGATGGTCGCACAGCAGCGGTACAAGTCGGCGACATCGGCCGATTTCGGACATCTCCGCTGTGAATGCGGTGTGTCACCAGTTCTCAGCCCTCGCTGATTGCGCTCACGTCTGGCGCTTAACAGACGGCAACCACTCCACGGAGGACAGAATGCCCGATCTAATCATCGACCCGAACACCCCGCCAGCCACACCGGAAGCACAGGACACACCGCCGGAGTCGTCGCATATGATTGCGCAGGATCAAGTCGACCGCATCGTTCAGGAACGCCTGAACCGCGAGCGCCAAAAGTTCGCAGATTACGACGACCTCAAGCAGAAGGCCACGCGTTTTGACGAGATGGAAGCTGCGAGCCTGTCGGATCTGGAGAAGGCAAACAGCCGTGCCGATGCCGCCGAGAAATCTGCAGCAGACGCAACGGCCAGAGTCAAAGATACGAACCTTCGATCAGCGGTCATTTCGGCCGCGATGAAGGCCGGTGCAGTGAACCCCGATGCGGTGTTCAAGCTCATCGAAAGAAACGCAGTGACAGTGGGCGACGACGGCTCAGTTACGGGTGCGGAAGAAGCGGTTGCGACTCTGCTGGAGTCTGACCCTTACCTCGTCGGCAAGGCGTCGCCCCCTGTGGCGGCCGCGGATGGTGGGCCTCGCGGAAGCGGGACCGGCACGAAGCAACTCACACGAGACGACTTGTCGTCCATGACGTCCGACGCAATCGACGCAGCCCGCATTGCAGGCCAACTCGATCAGCTCCTCGGGCGCCAGTAATCCCCAACCCCAAACAAAGGAGCCGCCGTCATGGCAATCTCATTCATCCCCGAAATCTGGTCGGCGAACATCCTGTCCAGCCTCAAAAAGAACCATGTGTTCGCTCAGGCTGGCGTCGTCAACCGCAACTACGAAGGCGACATCTCGAGCCAGGGCGACACCGTCAAGGTTCGCTCAATGGGTCGGCCGACGATCGGCACGTACGCCAAGAACGTGACCGAGATCGTCCCCGAGACGCTGACCGACACTCAGCGTTCGCTGCTCATCGATCAGGCCAAGTATTTCGCGTTCGAACTGGACGACATCGATGCCGCACAGTCGACCGGTGGCGAGCTGGAAGAGTCCCTGACCGAGGCCTCTTACGGCCTGCGCGATATCGCCGACCAGTTCATTGCTGGCAAGTACACGGAGGCTGCTGTAGCTAACCAGCTCGGCACCGTTTCGGTGACGACCGCTGATCTGGCGTACACGCAGATTCGCAAGCTGTCCGTCGTGCTTGACGAGGCCAACGTGCCAGACGAGGGACGCTATGTCATTGTCCCGCCGTGGTACTACGGCCTGTTGCTTGAGAACTCGAAGTTCGTCAAGGTCAACGAGTCCGGTACCAGCGACGGCCTCCGTAACGGGCGTGTCGGTGACGCGCTCGGCTTCAACGTGCTCAAGTCGAACAACTGCGTGAACACTGCAGGCGACGACTACGCCGTGATGGCAGGCCATTCGTCGGCGATCAGCTACGCCGAGCAGATCGTCAAGGTCGAGACCTACCGCCCGGAGGATTCGTTCTCCGATGCTATCAAGGGCCTCCACGTCTACGGCGGCAAGGTCATGCGCCCCGACTCGCTCGCAACGGTCGTCGCGTCCATCACCTGATCTCCAGTCCCCCGGCGCGAGTCGCCGGGGGACTGATGCCAGTCCCGAACATCTTTTACAAGGAGGCCAGTCATGGCACGTACAAATGTCCCCATTGTCACCAATAGCGCATCCGGCGCCGCCACTGGCGCCGGCACCACCGCCGACCCCACCAATGACCATGTGGTTGATCTTGCGGGCTATCCGCTGGAGAATGTCACGATTCGTCTGACCAACACGAACGGAACCGACCGTGTTGCGACCATCGTGGCCGGAGACTATCCGCCTGCGCTGTCTGCGGGCCTCGGCAACCTGGCCGTCACGGTCCCGGCAACTTCCGGTGACGTCACGATTGCTGGGCTTGAGTCAGCCCGGTATTTACAGGCTGACGGGACGATCCATATCGACCTTGCCGCTTCCTACGCTGGCGCTGTCAGGGTTACGCGGCCGGCGTGACGGTGTTCGTGTTGGGTCAGTCGGGAGTCGTTCAAGAGATCGATATCCCGACTGACTCGCACGCCGCCGAACGCTTCCATGCTTCTGTTGATTCGGGCGAGTTCCGAATCGTTGACGAGGGCGACATTGAGGCGAAGGAGACACGCCACGGCGGTGTCATCTACGTGCTTAAGACCGATGCGCCAGTGAAGCCAGAACCACGCAAGAAGGTGGCCGCAAAGGTGGCCGCAGAGACTGACTGAGTCGGAGGATTCATGGACGCTGCAACTGCGCTATCCGATCTGCAGATGATGGCGGACCATGAGTCTGACCCGGCGTTGGCTGTTGATGAACTGGCGCGCATCCTTCAGACATCCCGACGCGTTGATGTCGGCGGCAACAACGTCGGCAACAACATCGATGCCCCAACGTGGACGCCGTCGACCGTCTACTACGTCGGGGACATCGTCACCCCCAACCCGGTGAACGGTTCCTACTGGATATGTTCAACGCCTGCAACGTCTGGCGCCGTCGAGCCTGTCTGGCCTTCTGTGTCTGGTGTGCAGCCGTTCGCTGACGCGATCTCAGACGATGACGTGCGCTGGAACTATTCAGGTATGACGTGGGTGCCTACTTGGGATCTCAACGCGGCGGCAGCGAAGGCGTGGCAGGTTAAGGCTGGTAAGGCTGCGGGCCGGTACAACTTCACGACTGACGGCCAGATGTTTCAGCGGGCACAGATTCTCGGGCACTGTCGGGCAATGGAGAAGTCGTATCGCCGCAAGATCGCGAACGTCTGATGTTGACGGCTCTTGAACTGGCGTCGATGCGTACCGATTCGGAGGCTGCGCTGCCTGATACGGCCACGATCACACGACCGGGCGCGTCGGGCGCACTGAACACCACCACAGGGGTCATGGCGGCTGACGCTGCAGGGACCGTGATCTACACCGGTGACTGTCAGCTTCGCCAGCTGTCGTCGACGGAGTCGACTGTTCTGTTCGGCGAAGAGCAGATGACCCGTTCCCGTTACGTTGCGTTGTTTCCGTTCGATGTTATCTCGGCTCGAATTGATGACGTCATTACGTTCGGAACGTCGGACAATCCCGATCTGACCCGTTTGAGCTATCGGATCACATCGGTGCCTGTCTCCACGTTCACCGTCTTCAAGGGTTACCCGTGCGAGGTGGTGGAGACATGAGCCTCCACGGTCAGCGAGTCTTTATCGCCTGGGTCATCAGCGTGCTGGAAGATGGCGGCCTCACGGTCGGCGATCATGTCGCACCGGCCACCGTCCCCGACAACAGCGGCTACGTCGTCGTGTACTCCATCGCTGGCGGCATCACCGACGGTTCCATCGACGAGCCGAACGAAGACGCATCTCCGACGTTCCAGATCACTTCAGTGTCGTCGAATCCGGCGCAATGCAGATGGCTGGTCGACAAGGCCCGGGCACTATTCAACGCTGCGGTGCCAGCGTCACTATCCGATGGCCGCAAGGTGATTTGGCTGGACTTCCCGATGGCGTCCACGACAATCATTCGAGATGACGAGGCACAACCGCCGGTCTGGTATGCGCCCGACCGTCTAGAGGTTGGCACATCGTGACCGCCGATTTTGATCTTTCGGAACTGTCTGACCTCACCAGCGACCTCATCAAGGCGGCACCTAAAGCCGCCGCCGTGTCGTCGCTGAGTCTCACCAAGATCGCAGCCGAGATGAAGGCGGGCGCCGTCGCTGATGTTGCTGTGAAGTCCGGCGAAACTCGGGACTCGATCAGAATCGAGGGCGGCAAAGACTTTCGCCGCCTGATCGCCGATAGTCGTGCAGCGTTCTTCCTTGAGTTCGGCACATCGAACACGGCGCCACAGCCGTTCATTTGGCCGCAAGCCCCGTTAGGTCACCGTCGGCTCACGATGGCGCTACAGGGCATCGACCCGTTCGATTAACCGGCGACAGCGGCGCACGCCGTGAACGTCAGGGCCAGGACCGAAATTATCGCAAGTCGTTTCATACGACTCGACCGTATCTCATCACGGAGGAACTATGACCAAACACTCACCCACCGACCCCGTCACGTTGCGTCATCCAGAATTGCCGGGTGTCGAAATCGTGAAGAAGTACAGCCGGTTGGCGCACTTTGCGCGCAGCGGCTGGGTCGAAGCCAAATCGCCGAAGGCACCCGCCGACGTCGAAACCAAAACCCAACCGATCCCCACCGGGGACAACCCTGAGGAGGGGTCCAAATGACCGCAATCGCACATGACGGTGTTGTCCAATGGTTCTGGCTTCCAGCCTGCGCCATCGTCGCAACACCCACACTGGCCGAGATGACCGCAGGCGAACGCCTGACCGACATCACCAACTACGACACGCCGGCGTCTGAGTCGTCGGTTGACACGTCCGGCATCGACGACATCTACGACACTTCGGTTGTCGGCACGTCAGCGGCTGGCCCGATCGTACTGACCTTCAAGCGAGACACCGCCAGCGAAACGGGCAGCTGGGATGCGCTCGAGTTCCGGGACAACGGCTTCCTGGTCAAACTACCTTTCGGTGGTTCTGGCACCCTCAATGCTCCAGCTGCAACCGATAAGGCCGAGGTCTACCCCGGCCAGGTCGGTCAGAAGCGGCCCGAAGGCTACGGCCGGAACACGACTCAGAAGTTCATGGTGTCGATCTACGTGACCGCCACCCCGGACGTTGACGCAGCGCTCATCGCGTCCTAGTCACCTCTGATCCGATCCACGGGGCGCTGGCTGCTGGCGTCCCCGTGGATCGTGGTCGATCTCACCGAACATCCATAAAGGGGAAGAACCGAATGACATCATCCATCGAAGACATTCTCAAGACCGCGGAAGATCCCGCGTATCACCGTGTGGTGACTGCCCGCATCGCGGCTGTCCCGCAGGCGTTGCGCGAAGAGCATGCCGAACTTGACGCACTACTCCCGACCCTCACAACTGACACGATCGACGCACACCCGAAACGTGCGGCGACCGCTGAACGTCTGGTTGCGATTGAAGCCGAGCTTGAAGCGTCGATGTTGGAGTTCCGGTTCATCGCGATCGGTCATCGTGCTTGGGCTGACCTGTTGCGTGCCCATCCACCGACCGAGGCCCAACGCAAGTTTGACCGGTCGGCAGACCACGACGTCGAGACGTTCCCGTACGAGGCAATGGCTGCTTCATGTGTCGACCCGGTGATGACCGTTGCTGATGTCCGACGCCTTGAAGAGTCAGCGCTGATTGATGTGAGGGCGTGGACCGAACTTTGGTCGGCGTGCATCTCGGCGAACGTCGTAGCGATCGCGCCAAAAAGCTTGGCCGCTTCGATTCTGTTAGCGAGCGGCGCCTATGCGAAGCGGCCCACCATCTCCGAACGCCCCGCTCTGTCCTCCTCGGTCGCGTAGTCGGACCAGGCGAGCCGCTGTGGCTCGACGACGACCGAGAGTCTGAGTTGGCGTACATGGATTACCTCGACTCGCTTTGTGGCGGTTGCGGGAATCCGGCGGCTGAGTCAATGGACGAAGCGAACGATGGGCTGTACGAGGCGGTCCCTGTGCACTGCTTTGCATGTGCTGCACGGGACGCCGAGAACCGTCAAATCGGTAAGGCGCGATCAGATGGCTCGATGGGTGATGGCTCGTTTGATGGGCTGCTCATCGGGTTAAAGAAGCACGAATCCACTACGTGACGAGAGGGGGCATCTGATGGCCGGAAAGACCGTATCTGTCAGGTTGTCGGCGACCGTTGCGCCGTACAAGAAGGCGATGGCTGAGGCTGCTGCGTCGACCTCGGCGTTCGAGAAGTCCGCTGGTGTCGACTTCCAGAAGGTCGGCGCGAAGATGCAGACCGTCGGCAAGAAAATGACGATGGGTGTGACGCTGCCCCTACTTGCTGCGGGCGCTGGCGCTGTCAAGTTGTCGATGGACTTTGATGCGTCAATGTCGAAGATCACGGCTCTGGTCGGTATCGGCGCTGCCGAGGTTGACGGCATGAAAGACTCCGTGCTCCAGCTCGCCGGAGAGACAGCGACCGCCCCGCAGAAACTCGCTGACGCTCTCTTCGTGCTCACGTCCGCTGGTTTACGGGGTGATGACGCCCTGTCTGCCCTTGAGATGTCGGCGAAAGCGTCGGCTGCTGGTCTCGGCGAAACGAACGACATTGCTCGCGCCGTTGCTGGTGCGATGAACGCCTACGGGCCTGAGGCTCTGAACGCTGCTCGGGCGACCGACATTCTGACCGCCACAGCTCGCGCCGGCAACTTTGAAACGTCGCAGCTTTCTGGCGCGCTCGGTCGCGTGTTGCCGTTCGCTAAGCAGGCTGGCGCATCGTTGGAAGAAGTCGGCGGTGCGGTTGCGTTGCTGACCCGTACGAACGGCAACGCTGCTGAGTCGATCACGCAGGTCCAGGCACTCATGCGTGCGTTCGTTGTGCCGACCGTTGAGGCCGCGACCGTGCTGGGTGAACTCGGCATGACTGCTGGTGACGTCCGTGACTCAATCGGTGAGAACGGTCTGTCAGCGACGTTGCAAATGTTGGATGGCAAGTTGGGCGGGAACCGTGAGCAGTTGGGCCGGCTCCTCGGTTCGTCTGAGGCGGCTTCTGCTGCGTTCCAGATCCTTGACGCTGACGCGCAGACGATCACGGACACGTTCGGCACGGTGACCGATTCGGTCGGGATGACCGATGAGGCGTTCGGTACGATGGCTGAAACTGGTGCGTTCAAGATGCAGCAGGCGTGGGTCGACATTCAGACGGCGTTGATTCAGGTTGGTGAGATCATCGGTCCGATGGCCGCTGATG